CAAGTTGGAGCGCGAGGCCGCGGAGATCGTCCAGTTCCTTGCCGGTGGCGCCAACCACCGAGCCGACCGCGCTCATCTCCTGCTCGAAGTCGGCGGCGGTCTTGATGCCGAGGCCGAACGCGCCGGTGATCGCGCCGCCGATGCCCGCCATCGCGCCGCCGAGCGCGGTCAACGAGGAAAGCTTGGATTTAGCTCCTGAGAGGCCCTTGTCCATGCTGGCGGAGTCGAGGCCCAGTTCGACCATCAGCTTTGCGATCGTCGCCATCTAGGCCCTCGCTTTCCGCTGCGCGCGGGCGGCGGCTTTCCAGTCGTTGATGCGGGCGATCTCGTCGTCGCTCATCGCCCGCTGCGCCGCCCGGCCGCCGCCAGGAATGAAGTCCTCCGGCGCGAACGGTTGCGGCTGCTTGCGCGCGTCGCGGTTGCCGTTGGCGACGACGGCAGCCACCATTCCGGTTTGTCGCCATTCGTCGCCGAATGGCTCAATGGCCGCATAGGCCATCCATTCATCGAGTTCCCGCGCCGACATGCGGTCAAGCATTTCCGCGACGGTCATGCCGCCAAGCGCAAGCGCTAGCCGGAAGCGGAATCGCCATCGAGGGTCGTCTCGGATTTTCCCGAGAGTTCGTCAATGTCTTCGCCGCTCAATCCCGAAAGCCGCGTCGCCACTTCACAGATGCGCTGGAGGATCTTGACCGGCTGCGCTCCCAATGCCGGGATGTCGGCGTTGGTGAAGCAGCGGACGCCCTGCTCATCCACGATTGACGCGACGCAGAGCCGCGCCCGGAAGTTGCTCAGATCGACCGTCGTGTTCTTGCCCGTGCCCTTTTTCATGCTCTCTTCGAAGCGGTCGCGCTCCGATGCCGTCATGGCGCGAACATTCACGACGACGCCTTCGCCCCATTCGGGCACGGCGACTTGCTCGACTTCCAGCACTGGCTTTGCGGCCAGGATTTGATCGCGTCCAAAAACGACCGTCGTCTGCTTGCTCATCTGGTTTCAGCCCCTTGCTTCGGTGCGGATCGACGCCCGGCGCCAGGGGCTGCCGAACGCCGAGCCGTCGAACCGCCAATCATCTAGGCCCAGGTCACCGGGCCGGTCACCTTCAATTCCACGCTCGCCGTGAGCGCGTCGCCGATCGGCGCGCTCATCGAAAAGCTGGTCACGTAGGCCGCGAAGCTGCCCACGTCGCCGCTCGTGAGCGTGACTTGGAAATTGCGCAGCGTCTGATCCTCGTAGTCGTTGAAGAGGCCGGTCGAAAAGCCTTGCGTGGCGTCGCCGGTGAAGAACATGTCGAACGTGACGCTGCCGCTGTCCTTGGTGGACGGCAAATACTCCTTGTAGTTGCCGGTCGAATCCTGGCTGGTCACGTCGATGGTGTCGGACGTGAAGCCGAAGAGGGTGATGTCCTTCGCGCCCGGAATCGTGGTGAACGACTCGGGCGACCCACCATCGCCGATGGCCACCAGGGTCCCTTGTCCGCGATACGCCTGAGGCATGATCTGCTGTCCTTTCCGCCGTTATGGCAAGCGCACGATGGCGAACTTGATGGCCGCGTTGGAGGCGGTGAGATGGATCGTGCCGTCGGTTTGGCGCCAGCCGTCGACCTGCGGCACGCCGTAGATCGCGAACGCGCCCGCCGCGATGGAATCGGTGGTGATGTCCTTGGTGCGCCCGAGCGCATCGGCGGCGCTGGAGATCGTGACCGTGTAGGCCGAGCCGCCCGTGTTCTGGGCGATGATCAACTCCTTGCCGGTGTGGGCGAACTTGTTGCCGTTCGCCGTGTCGGCGGCGGTGAACGTGAGCGCCACGCCCGCCGTGGGATTGGTTTTCACGCCGGTGATCGGCGTCAGGGCCGTTTGCGCCATCTATGCGCCTTCGCCTTTCTCCGGCGTCTCGGCCGGCTGCTCGTTGGTTGGCTCCGTGGCGGCCTGGATCGCCGCCTGTCGCGCCGCTTTCGCCTCCGTCACGCTCATCGACGGCGGGCGGTGCGCGGTCGCGATGTGCGCCGCAACCCGCGCCTTGTCCGGGCTGTCGTAGGCGCAGAAGGGACACTGCCAGCGGACCGTCCCTCGCCACTCCTTTTCGATCGGCGCGCGGGGATCGACCGCCGCCTCGTCATCCGTGCGCTTGGCTTTGGCCATTACGTCAACTCCTGTTCGAGCGTCAGATCGACTTGGAACTGCCAGCCGACGAGATCGAGGCCGCCCCAGCGGAAGGCGGCGAACTCGTAGCGGATCGGCTCCGCGCCGCTGCTGCCGACGCGGCCAAGCTGCGTGACGGTCCCGCCGAACTGGTCCCGGTCGAACGTCTCCATGAGCGTCTTGGGGATCAGCGCGGCCATCTCGGCCGCCGCCGCGAGGTCCGTCGGGAGATCCTTGCGCGCGACCCAGAGATTCACGGCGATCGTGTGCAGCCCCCAGATGAACGCGCCGTCCATGCCCGTTCCCCGCGCCGCGCCGTAGGCCCACGATCCCGAGAGCGGATAGCTGTAGATCGCGGGCAGGTCGATGCTCTCCGCGATCTGCTCGGGCGGCGCGTCCGGCACGGTCGTCACGCCCGGCAGCGTCCGCAGGCTGTTTTGGATCGCGGCCAGCGCGGCGGAGAGCGTCGCCATCAGATCGCCGCTCCTGACTCAATCTCGCGGCCCATGACCGAGAGCAGCGCCCGGATGTCGCCGACGCTTTCCTCCAAGGCCGGTTTGAGGAACGGATGCGGCTTCGTGCCCTTGCGGGCGATGCTGAGCGCCAGCGCGAACGGGTCGATGCCGTGGCGTTGCGCCCAGGGCGTGATCGCGCGCACCGGCGGGAAGTGCGGCCGCGCGCCGAACTCCATCGGCGCGGCCGATTGCTGATTCGTGCCGACGCGCACCCAGCGCATCGGGGAGGCGGAATCGAACTCCGGCCCGATGCTGTTCTTCAGCGCGCCGGTGTCGACGGGCGCGTTCAGTTGCGCCCGGCCTTGGATGCGGAAGCCCGCCGAGCGGAAGAAGCGGCTCACCGGCGCGGCGACGAGCCGCCGGGTTTCGAGCTTGCTCATCAACTCCGGCAGGCCCTTCACCGTGTAGTGGATGACCATCGCGTCGCTCATGGCCGCTTCCAGATCACGCTGACGGAAACTGCCGGGTCGTACGTGCCCGGCTCGCTCACGTCGCCCGCTTCGTAGCTCTTGCCGTTGACGGCGATGGTCGACGCCCGTTGGATCGTGGTTCCGCGCGGGAACCAGATCGTCGCGTCGGCGCCGCGAATCAGCGTGTCGCCGCCGCCGCCCTGGTCGCTCTGAAAGCCCGAGAAGGGCGTCACCGCGCAGGGCAGCGTTTGGACCGCCGCCGTCTCGCCGGGTCGCGCCGGACTCGTGACGACGCACGAATCCGTGAGCGCCTCGGCCCAGAGATTCCATAGCTCCTGCTTTTCGGCGTCCGTCAGAATCCCCATGGCTCGCCTCCGCAGAACGCGCCGAGCTGCACGGTTCCGGTCGTGAACGCGCCGGTTCCGGCCGCGAGATAGGGCTCCGCCTCCGCCTTCGCGATCGCGAGCCGCTTCGCCAGGGTGTCGGCGATCTGCTGCCCGGAGACGCTTTTGCTCACGCTCGGCGTCCCCAAGCTGATGCTCGTGTTCACGCGGGTCAAGAGCGCGTCCTGGGCCTTCAGGAGCGCCGCGTAGCGCAGCACGGCCCGATAGCCCGGAATGTCGCCGTCGCCGATCTCCGCGTCCGCCAGCGCGTCGTAGGACGTGCCCATCAGCAAGAGCGCGTCGTCAAGAACCGAATTCAATCCAGAGGTGTCTGGACTGATTCCGGCTTCCTGCAACAATGGCCCGAGGGAATCAGCCAAATATTCGATAGCCTGATCCCGCGTCATGCTCATCAGGACGCCTTGCTCTTCTTCGCGGGCTTGGCCTTTGGTTCCGGCTCCGATTCGGTCTCAGCCTCAGCCGCCTCCGCGTCCGGCTCCGCGCCGAGCGCCTCAACCGCCTCCGCGATCCATTCGAGCGTGACCGTCTCGCGCAGATCGGGATGGATTTGGGTCGGGCGCTCCGGCAGATCGCCGCCCAGCCGGTCGGCGGCGTCGGTCAACGCCGCCTCGAGCCGGTCGAGCGCCTCGGCTTTTCGGATTGCGATCGCCACCGCTGTCGCCATCGGCGCCCGCCTTTCTAGTAGCCGGTCGGGGCCGTGTAGGACGTGGAGGCGGTCAACTGCACGGCGACGCCGTTGAGGCGGTTGCCGACGCCGTAGCCTTCGCGCGCCTGCCAGAACGAGTCATTGAGCGGGTATTCCTGCTGCTGGGCGACGAGCTTGAAGCCGCGCAGTTCGGCCGGCACGTCCACGCGCTGCTTGAGCGGCGCCGGCTGGTCGAGGTCTTCCGCGAAGATGTAGCCGTCGGGAACCCAGTCCCATTCAAAGATCGCGACGTTGTCGGTCGCGCCGATGAAGTTGCCGGGACCGGAAATCGCGCCGTCGGCGCTCGCCGTCGCCGTGTTCGCGCCGACGTTGACGTACTGGGGCGGGTTGCTCGCGAAGCTCGTCAGTCCCGAAACCTTCGCGGTTTGGTTGCTGTTGATCCACGCGACGATGCGGCCGTTGCCGAACCGGCTGCGGAGCTTCGGCTTGATGATGTCGCGGAAGGGATTGTTGGTGTCGCTGATCGCGCTCGCCGCGTAGTTCGAGCCGACGTAGTTGGTCGCCGTCGCCTCGGTCGCCGTGCCGATCACGGGCGGATAGAGGACCGCGTCGCCGTTGGCGAGCGGCTGAATCGTGAGCGAGCCCCACAACTGGTCATTGACCGTGCGCGTCGCGCCGTGCAGGAGCGCCGTGAGGATGAGGTTGCGCTTCCAGTTTTTGTAGCGCTCGGCAATGCCGCGGATCGCCGCGTCGGCCTGCCCCGCCGTCATGTAGGCGTAGGTGATGCGGTCCCAAGCGAGCTGGTCGTCGCCCTGGTCGATCGGATAGGCCACGTCCCAGTAGCCGGTCGGCTTGACCGCGCCGGGCCGCGTGCGGTTCGTGCCGCTCTGCATCATGCCGCCGCCCGGAAGGTAGTACCGCTCGGAATGGTTGGTCGTTTGCTCTTGCACGAAGACGCCATAGATGCGGTCGAGCTCGGCTTGGGTCGCCGTCGCGTAGTCGTTGATCGTGGTGAAGACCTCGGCTTGGCCGACCGTGTTGAGGAAGGTGCTGCGGTCGTTGATGCCGATGACGCCGAAAATCGTGCTCATGTCGGAGGCTCCTCAGCCGTTACGGCAGCGCCGTATAGACGGCGGCGAGGTTGACGTCGACCCAGAGGACCTTTGTCAACGACGGATCGGACATGGGCACGACGGTGCCGATCGGGACGGCGAAATTGCCGGTGCCGGTCACGGCCGTGTCGGCGAGCGCGCCCGCGGTGGCGGAACTGACATACGCCTTCGTGCCGGTGTTCATGCCGGAGAGGGTGAAGCCGTAGACGGAGCCGCGGATCATCACCTCGATCGCGTCGCCCGCCGCGCCGCCGTTGAGGGCGACGCCGACCAGGCCGTTGATCGTGCCGGTCGCGTTCGCTCGCGCCGTCGCGACCTTGCCGCTGGTGTTGAGGTAAACCGCCTGGCCCGCCGTGATCGCGCCGTTGGCGATGAAGGTCTTGGCCACGTACTGCGTTTCGTTGACGGGCGCGATCCGCGCCGCCGTCACGGTGAGATCAGCCATTCGTCATGGCTCCTTTGCTGCTAGGCGCTGGACGCATGGACCAGCGACTTGACTTCCGGTTTGGGCAATTTGCCGACGGGACGCGGCGCCGGGCCGGGAATCACGACGCGGGAGTCGCCCCGCTCCGCCGCGATCTTCTGCGCCTTCTCGAACCACGCCAGACGCTGATCGAGCGGCGCGTCGTCGCCCGGATCGAACGCCTTGAGGTCGTCGGGCAGGTCCTTGGCGCCGGTTTCGATGCGGGCCTTGTCGCGGGCCTCGTAGGCAGCGATCCGCTCCGCCAGCGCCTGCTTCTCCGCCGTCGCGGCGTCGAGCGCGGCCTTGCGGTCATTGGCGAGTTTTTCGAACTCGCCCTTGCGCGCGGCCTCCTCTTCAGCGGCCCGCTGCCGCGCCGCCTCGCTCTGCGCCTTTTCGGCTTTGAGCGCGGCCAGTTCGTCGGCCTGCTGCTTCGCCAGCCGCTGCGCCTCTTTGCGAGCGTCGCGCTCTTTCTTGAGGGCCAGCTTCCCGGCGTCATTGAGGCTGGACGGCAACTCCTCGTCGTCCTGGGTCTCGTCGGTCTGCTCGTTCGCCGTCGCGGCGGTTTGGGTGTCGTCAGCCATCGCGGCTTCATGTCCTTTTGCGGTGCGCCATCGCGGCGCCGGAAAACGCGAAAAAGCCGCTAGGGTTGCCCCCGGCGGCGCGCACGTCGCCCGAGGTTCCCTAGCGGCTTTTTCAAGTCGCTCTCTTACGTTGGAGCCACTATAGCAAAAAGGTTACGTCAACGTAACTCCGGCCAGCGCTTGCCTAAGAGCGAGATCGTCAGCTTGAAGCCTTGGATCAGGCAGTACGCCAGAAACGGCGCGTCGCCCAGCTTCTCGGCGGCGTGCGCGTGCGAGCGGATCGGCTCGGGACAGGCGCGGCGCTCGGTCATGGACACTCCTGTTCGATTTCGTGCATCCGCGCCTTGCATTCCTTCGCCAACACGCGCAGGCGCTCGTCAAGCACCGCGAAGTCAAGCTCGCCGTCCTGCCGAAAGAAGTTGAACGCCGCCTCGCGCGCAGCCGCTTCATATTCGTCATAGACCGCAATCATGCGGTGCAGGCGCTCCATCGTTGCGGCGACATCAAAGCCGGGCGGCACGTCGACTTTTGGCAATGGCTCCCAAATGCGGATGCCCTTACGTTTGAGATCAGCGAGCGTCATCCGGCGCCAGCCGGGCATCACGTCGCCCGCTTTCTCCGGGTCCGTCTTGCGGAGTTGAATCCATTCCTTCTGCGCGATTTCCATCGGGGTCAGCGGCTTGGGCGTCCGCTTTTTTTGCCGTTTCGTCCTCACGCCGCTTTCCTCCCGCCGCTCGCGTTCGCGAGCGCGCCGCTGAGTGCCAAAATCCTTGATGTTTGCGGTATAATTTGGGGAATGCAGAATGCCAGGCGACGGCGGCTACCGTCCCTGGCGCGGCAATCCTCAGACCTGTCTAGGAGGTCAGATTCATGCAGCGACAGTCTACGGCAACCATCCACACATGCGAGCAATGCGGCGCCGAATTTGTTGGATACCGCGATAAGCGCCGCGTGTTTTGTTCGCCGTCTTGTTACTTCGAATCCAAGCGAAAACTCGAATCGCGGTTGTGCGTCGTGTGTGGCTCGGTGTTCGAGATTATGCCTTCGGCTCGGAATAAGACATGTTCGAAAGCGTGCGCCATTACAGCTGGCGCCGAGTCGCGCAAGAAGGCACCCCACAAGCGCAACTGCCTCCAATGTGGGGCGCCGTTCGAAACGAAGGTCGATCACGTCCTCCACTGCTCTCACGCTTGCGCGATCAAGACAAGCGGAGAAAAGATTCAAGCCCGCAGCCTTCCGCACAACACCGCGCCGTGCGAATACTGCGGAAAGGTCTGGGACCGGCACGGCTGCCGAACTCAACGGTTTTGCTCGCGCCAGTGCGCGAAAGCGTCGACGCGAGGGAGCGGCGCGCCGCTTGAGAGCAAACCATGCGTCATATGCGGCACGATGTTTGAATACCGGAAATGCGTCGAGAAGCGGGCCAAAACATGCTCGCGCAGATGCCAAATGATTCTTGCCCGATCGCGGCATAAGAATCCGAGTTCGATTGAGGACATGATGGCGGCACAGTTCGCCGCACTCGGCGTTCCATTCGTCCGCCAGTTCGAATACGGAACGTGGAGACTCGACTTTGCCTTTCCCCCACATAGGCTCGCCATCGAGTGTGATGGTGCCTATTGGCATTCTCGTCCCGGAACAGTGGAGCGTGATCGGCTCAAAGACGCAACCTTGGATGCCGACGGATGGCGGCTGATTCGTCTTGCCGAGGCTGACATCCGACGTGACGCGGGAGTTCTTGCTTGTCAAATCGTGGCTATGCTGCATCAGGTTGACTCCGTGCAGATGCCGCTTCTCTTGCCGCCGCCAGCGACGATTGACGGTATGAGCGACCCCATTTCGGATCGTCGTCAACCGCCAAAAAGTCGCTCAACGCCACGTCGCCGTCCCGGTAGGCTTGCCCGCCAGCTTTGCCGAGAATTTGATCCTGCTGCGCGGGACTGAGGCCGTCGAAATAGTCTTTGCCGCTGCCCGGCGTAAACAGCGGCGGCAATCCGGCAACGACCGCGATGGCGGCGCACCTACAATTTACGTGGTTAGGCATAAACTGGATATCGACTGAAAATCTCTGCCCGTTCAGATAGAGGCAGGCGCCGCACGTTCGTTCACTGAGTGACGCCGACCATTGCCACTTCGGCACGACTCCGCTTTCTTTGAAGGATCGGAGCGTGCTGCTTCGATAGGCATTGAGCATGGACGTTCTGGCGATCGTCATCGCCCGCGTCGCGCTCATGTTGATCGCCTTCGCCATCGCGTCCGCCACCACCTGCGGCCCTTGGCCGAGCGTCAGCCCCGTCGTCATCGCTTCTTCGGCGATCCCCGGCGCGTCCGTGGCGATGCTGGCGAAGAGCGCGTGCAGCGGCGAGCCGGGCTGCATGCTGCCGACGAGATCCTCGACCGCGCCGGTGGGCAGCCGCGCAAACGTCGCCGCCGCGCTCGGTCCCTTCGTCAACGCCAGCGCGCCGCTGATTTGCGCCTGCGCGTCGGCAAGCCCGAGTTGCGCCGCCGCCGCTTGCGCCTGGCTCACGGTCTGCCCGGTCAGGCCCGAGAGCCGCGTGATCTCCTGCGTCAGTTGGCGCCGCAATTCGGCCCAGCGATCGAGCGCGAAGACTTCGCCCGGCGTGGCCGCGCCCTCCGCCCGGATTTGGGCTTGCAGGGCGCTTACGGCGTCGTCCAGGCGTTTGAGCGCGGCGGTGTACTCGCGGGCGATGGTCGCCTGCAAGCGCGCGTCGCCGGAGAGGAGGCGCGCTCGCTGCTGCTGGATGACCGCCTGCAACTGGCTCACGGCGGATGCCATTTATCCCGCCATCGTCACGATTTGGCCGCGCGTCACCGCCACCGGCTCGCCGCCGCCATCGTCCGCCGCTGGCTTGAGCGGCACGGCGACGATGCCGAATCGGGGCGCGGGCGAGAGCGTCCATGCCGCCGTTGTGGTCGTCGCGCCCGCCGCGTCGGCCAGCACTGCCGCCGATGGGCTCGTGCCCGATTGGAGCGCCGCGCCGCGATCCGTGACGCCCGTTCCCGACGCGACCGTGGTCGTGGCGTTGTTGAGACCGAGCAGCGCGATCACCACTTCGCCCGCCGCGCTCGTCACATTCAGCAAGGGCGCGGCGTTGGTCGAGGTGTCGTCATACGTCGTCGCGGTCGTGCCGGTCGGCGTGGCCGGATCGACAAACTCGTAGTTTCCGGCCACGACCGCGACACGCGAATTGCCGCTGCTCGTCACGGTCAGGGTCGCGGTTCCCGCCACCGGCGCGACCAGCAGCCACAGTTCCGCCCGCACGCGGGCGCCATCGAAGTCCTGGATCGCGAGTTGGGTCAGCGCGACGCCGCCATAAGTGACGCCCGTCGTTGTGACGCCGCCCGAGCGGGTGAGGCCGACGACGAGCGCGCCGTTGGACAGCGCTGGGACGGTGTGGCTGAAACTGTGCGTCGTTTGCGCCGTGCCGTCGTTGAACTCGGTTTTGCTGGAGTAGGCGGGCGTCGCCATCGCTACACCACCGGGCGGCGCACGGTCAGCGCCACGAGGCAGCGCGTCAGCGTGCTGGCCGAATCGACGTTGAGCCGCAGCGTGTCGCCCGCGCTGAACGCCGTCGTCCAGCCCGTGAGCGTGCTGTCGGTGTATTTCGTCGCGCTGCTCAAGGTCGGCTTCGCGCTCGCGGTGATCGTGTCGGCCACGGTCGGCGGGTAGTGCGCGTAGTCGTCTTTCCACAAATCGACGACGATGCTGCCGCTCTGATCGGCTAGCAACTGCACGCCGGTGATCACGCCCGCCCAGGGCGGCAAGATCAGGTCGCCCTTGACGCCGGTCGTGATCGCGCTGCCGCCGCCGTCGATCACGAACTCCAGCGTCACGTCGTGGGGATAGGCGGGTTTGCTGAAGGTGACCGAGCCCGATCCCAAGCTGATCGTGTTCGCCGGGTCAACCAGATCGTCGAACTGGGCGGTGTAGCCGAGCGTGCGCCCGCCGCGCACCTCGACGATCCCATTGGGCGTGCCGCCGTTGTTGCCGTACTGCATCCGCCGTGCATAGACGGTCGGCGCGTTGCCGCCGGTCAGGCTGCTCGTCACGGTTGGGTTGCTGACGTGGGTGTTGGCGAGCGCGCCGATGTACTCGACCTGCCAGCTCGTGTCTGGCCCGGTCCCGCCGATCACCGAGACATTGCCCGCGCCGTGGACGCCTTCGAGCGCCGTCTGGACTTGGGCGGCCGTCGCGTTGTAGGCGATCGCGGCGCTGCCGTTCAGCGTCCACGTCCCGCCGGTCGGGCTGC